TATTAACCCATGACACCACAAGAAATAATAAAAGGGAATAAGTTGATTGCGGAGTTTGAAAGTAATGGTTATAAAATATTTAGAAACGGTATTGTTATAGGGAAAAATAACAAACCACTAAAATTACATATTAATAAAAATGGATATTTTCAGGCAATTGTACAGATCAACAAAAAGCAGAAAACATATTTATTGCACAGATTATTATCTTTAAAATTCATATACAATACAAAAAATCTTCCTGAAGTTAATCACAAAGATGGCAATAAAATTAACAATAATATTAAGAATTTAGAGTGGGTTAACAGGTCTGAAAATATAAGGCATGGTTTTAAGACTGGATTAATAACTCCTCCTTGGAAAGGTAAATTCGGATATTTTCACACAAAAAGCAAAACCGTATTGCAATTTAAAAATGGAATCAAAAAAAGAGAATACGGAAGTACGAGAGAGGCTGCAAGAATAAATAAAATGAGTTCATCGGCTATACAGGATGCTTGTCGTGGGAAATTAAAAACTTATAAAGGATTTACTTGGAAATATAAAAAATAATTCATCCAATGGCACAACAAACAACAACAACACAAATGAAAAAGACGCCGGAGGAAATTGCCAATTTATGGGGAAATGCATTCAATATGCTCCCATCTGACAGAATTAAATTAGCTAAAGATATTGAGGCCTACCACGCCGACAAGCTGGCGGAAGTGGCGGGGGAGGAGTTGCCGGATGATAAGGCGATAGAACACGAAGGATCATGTAGAATAATCCACAGCACTAGGTATAGGGAAGAATTTATCCCTTCTTTTGAGGATGGTGCAAAATACATGCGTGAAATCACCGCCAATATCCTCGCCAAAAAGCAGCAACAGGCGAAAGAGGAGGCGGTGGCTATAATTGAATGGATAAGGGGAATTGGGTATATTCCAAATAAAGCATCATATTCATCACAAGAACTTTACGCCAAATACAAAGAAGAAAATGAAAAGCAATTGCTGTAATGCTGACATATATGGAGAGGTGGGAACTCTTAGATTTGTCTGCTCTAATTGTTTAGAAACAGCTGATTGTGTAACTGTTTGTGTCCCTGAATCAAAAACCCAGTCCGCGCGTCCACTTGACTCCAATACTACAATTAACTACTCCTCCCGCCAGCTCCTTGACCTAAGATCAAGGATAGTTATGGAGTTTATTGAAAAAGGCAGCAAAGCAAAATGAAACCATCAAAACACTGCGATTTAATGAGCTACAATAAATATATTAAAAACTGGATCAGTATAAGAAAAGCCGACAATTGCTTATTCTCAAGGCGTAACGGTCTTTCCGGTAAAATCATATTAACATACTCTGTAAGGCTAAGATTGTTTGGTGTTGACTTAATTTAAAGGGCATGAAAATAACAATTGAAATAACTCCACAGGAGATAAAGGATCTTAAACTAATCAGATCCTATTTCGGAGAACACGACAAAACCTCGTGTGAACACATGGCCTATATTGTTATTGACAGACTTATTAAAAAACTAAATCCATGAGTTCCGCCATCTCCTTCCTCCCAGCCGAACTAAAGCTATGGGTCAACACACCACATGGACGCGGAAGAGTGCTGTGCGTGGAGCCGTTTGCGCATGATAACAAACGATGGACGTATATTGGTCCAAAGACGTGTTGTGTTCAAAAAGCCTCACCATTACCCAAAACTCATCCCAGCAATCTTCACAGACACTAAACGAGCAAACTTCGGATGGATAGGCAAACAACTCGTATGCTGCGACTACTCATTCTTTCCCATATATTTTGTCAAGCCTGGCAGCAGTAAGATGAAAACGGCGAAGTGGTGGTAGTGATGATGACAATTATTCCCGTTCACGCTTTCTAAGCGGCCAGAATAGTATATTTCCTAAAATATCATTAGCGGGCGATTTTCCAAAATACGGCCATACGCGGCACAGCCATACCAGAAACTTCACATACGCTGTTCCAATGAACCGAAACTTCAGAAACAACACGATCTTATCCCAGATAATCAAGCGCTTGGGATATAGCCCGTCAGTCTTAATACACCAGCCGTCATGAATATAGCGGACACACTGATCATTTCCGTCAACATCGGCAATACTGTATATCAGCGATCCATATTCGTATGGAGAACATACCAGGCCGTCAGGAGGATCCGAAAAGATCTTTACAAGTTTACGCCGGTTGAACAGGCGGTGGAAGAGAAGGACGGCGCGGGAGTAGGAGATAAAGCGTTTCATAGGGCGAATATAGGGAAAAAGTGTGATGGGTGGATGAGCGGGTAGTACCTACACTTTTTTGGCGGGGGTGCAAATTCCTGGCAAACTATCCCCCGTCATGATTTTTTCAGAAAAACACGAAATCAAGATTGATCTTGTTACGCGAATGCGTTTTCTGATCTGAAATTCACTTGTCACGCAATGCGGTTACGATTGAATGCGATTCTGGCAATTAGAATAAAAGTTGTAAATTTGCCAATGCGATTCGTATCATCACGGTTACGCCCGATTGCGTGGTGTTATGATACGCGGAAATTGATTAAATAGCGCACTTTTAGTTTTTTTAGTCATTAGTATTCACTAAATCACAATTATTTATTTAAAATTATTACTTTTGTAACGAAATGGGTAATAAACAGCCGCCAATACTCAAGCGCTCCTTCGACGACCTCTTCAATAATGTTGCGTCTTTTCGCGCCATCGTAGAACGCAATAGCGAAGCTTTAAAGGCTCTTTGCCTAAATAACGAGTATTTGCTCAAATCTAATGGTAAAAGCGTTTACAGACAGCTTAGAGACATAATTAAAGCCCATAATTTCATCATAAGCGATCAACAGTATCATTCACTTGCTGATGGAAAGAATAAGGTTTGTAGCACTATATACGAATGGCTTATTGCTTCTTATTGGGGTCTCACACCTGATGAGCTAAGGTCTTTAGATACATCTAAGCCGTGTGATCATATAAAGCCTGTAATAAATGTTTAAATTAGGGTTCAAGTGGACGAGCTTGGATGGTATCAATTGCCTGCTGCAAGCTTACCTCTGCGTTTCCGCTTCACTATCATAACCTCTATAATCTCTGCTTGTTGTTGCTTGTATGTTCGTTTTCTCTTTACTGAAGCGTCACGATAATATAGTCCATTCACTTCACACAGTTCTTTTAACGATAGATATACTGTTAGCTGTGTTTTACCGGCTATTTTACACATGTATCCTTTCATTTGATTATTATTAACACCTCTTTTACGTCGTTAAAAGCGTTCAAAGTTAGTCATTCTCTCTGTTTTATCTCCTTTTACGTCTAACGGTTGGAAGCTATTCTGCCTGTGTGTTGAGTATAAAGCCTATTTACCCATGTATTTGAGTAAAGCTCTTAGTTGTTTAACTCTATACCAAACCTTTGATTTACGTTTGGCTGGCTTTTTAGTCTTTGGTTTCGGTGACAAGTGGGCTTCGTGTTTTGGATTATTACTCGCTGCTTATGGTCTCAATATCCCTCCATTCCTCTTTACCTCCATTATATCTGTCTATCCATAATTGTTGAAGTATTTTTTGATCAGATCCAATACCATTATCTCCTATAGGCACACATCTTACAACCCATCTTAAGCGCATTGTTGGTTCAAATATATTAATACTTGTATCTGGCACTATAACATGGACGTTAGCGTTGGTTTGTATTGTTGTTTTCATTTGCTTAAATTATTTATGTCGCGGACGTGTTTTTGCTGTGGTTATTATTAAGTTCTGGTTGGTCTTATAGATCCACAAACCGTACATTTAGACCAATGAGGATCAACCGGAACAAAATCGTGTCTTCCATCACATGTTAATGTAAAAATGTTTGATTTGGATCCGTAGTATACAGTTGTCCCGAAAGCGGCAATATGCTTATTTGCGTGTATAAGCATGCGAATAAGTTCTTTCTTTGTACACTTCATGTACATATCCTCTTTTTCTTCGTCTGTTTGGCTTATTACTTGGTTCATATAATTGGTTCAATTTTACCGCAATTATCACATTGTTTATAATTTTGAATATAATTGGAAAAACTGTGCTCGCAATTTAGGTCTTGCCAGTCTGAAGATTTTAACTCTATTAACTCGGTTAAACTATTAAATATCTTCGCTTTCCCTCGGCTCCCTGGCCTTATATAAGGCTTGTCTTCCATTTCTTGCTGTAATTTTTGGCAAGTGGACTTAATGTTTTGGGCTAATTGGTTGGATTTAGGTGTTTTCATTTGCCTGTAATTAGCGTTAATTCTTTATTATCTAAAGAAAATACGATATTCTGTACCTGGTGAACATGCTTAACATATACACCAGCTTGCCAATACCAACACTTAAATAGATAGTCGTTTTCATAATGGTCTATTATAGCACAGTGCCGTTGATTATCTTCAATAGCTAAATAATACTCTCTTTCAAAGTTGTCGCATTGCTTAAATCCTAATTTATTTATCCATTCTTCAGTTAACTCAATGGGATCAAATCCTTCTATCGGATGAGTGCAAAAATAGTCTCCATATATAGCTATTGCTGAGATCCAGCAATTTTTTAATATTCCATCAACCTTGACTACATACTCGCTGTCCTTGTGGAGCAGGAAGTTGCCTATGCGTATGTCGGTTTCTTTGAGTATCATGGAAGTGGGCGTGTGTTTACTTTGGTTTTGTTGCATAGCCTTACCCTGCGAGGACTGCACCTATTATTTTAGGGAGAACACGCGGATGTAAAGCCTTAGAAACTGTTTCATGTGACAAAGATAATTATTATTCCGATATGGTGTAACATAAATAATTTATTTACGTATATAGCAAGTGGACTACATTTTAATATCTTTGTAACATTAAGTTACATATATATGACAACATCCGAAGCAATACAGCACTGTTTTTCAGAGATGAAAAGAAAAGATTTTGATGATGATATAAAATACGGGACCTTCCGGCAATGGAGGTTTAGATACAATCAAGGTAAATTACAAGAACACAAACAAGAGGAGATACTCATAGAAATTGGATATAAATGTGAGGAAAGAAAAATTACGTGGATAATTCCGGATAAGTTAAAACCAAAACCAATAGCAGTTGAAACAATTACAATAGAAGATAAAAAACCAGAAGAATCAACCATGCCAGAGTGCGCTATATATGAGATATGTAATAATTCAGATACTAATAAAATAAAAAAATATATTGGACTATCAGGCAATCCAATAGCTAGAATAAATAATCATTTTAGTTACCTTAAAAGAGGCGTTCATCCAAACAAATCAATGCAAAATGATTATAATAAATTTGGATTAAAGTATTTTTCATATTCCATTATAAAATGGTGTACTTATGAAGAAGGAAATGTAATTGAATCAGATTATATAAAAGAAAACAAAACATTTATGCCAGAATATGGCTATAATGTAAATAAAGGTACTTCTTTTAATAAAAGCCGAATATTTCCAAGAAAATAGCCAATTTCATTCCAACTTATATTATTTGTTACATTATTGTAACCTTTTATTATTTCGTTCTGTTACAGTAGTATATAAACCAATTAATCTCTACACCATGAAAACTCAAACCTGCATAATGAATGCCGCAACCGTCAAGGAGGCTAAAGAAAGAGCATATAATCAATACAGAGACAGGGCGATATATGTTAGGCCGTATAAGTACGCAAGCCGAGGAAATAATTTTTATGAATTTGTTGTCTTTGCAACTGTATCCCAGGCGTATAAAGCATTACATGCAACAAACTTCACAGAAAATCAAACTGTTAAGAGTTTAAAAACAGGTGATGTGCTGCAAGTAAAGAAAATAAAAGACACTCTACTTATATGCATTGATCCTAATGAACCAAAGCGAAATTATCCAATGGGATTTTTTCAACCAACATACATTTTATCAAAAAAGAACGCTATAATAATAGATTAAAAATAATTGTTACAAAATCGTAACCTTTCCCCGCCCCCTTCCGTTAAACTATGTATACAATAACCAATTAAACTCTCTACAAATGAAACCACTACTCAACTACACCGAATCAAATCCATTAGAGGTAAAAGATTATCCTTATGGGTTCAGACTGAGAACATCAATATTCTATTGGATTGAAACCACGCCTAAAAAGGGGGACAGGTTTTGCAGCTATACCATTAACCCAAAGAACGGAAGGCGCAATGCTGATAAAAAATCTACCTATTCAAATATAGGTGTAATGTATCAGGATGAGAAAGGGCATACTCATTGGACTGGAATTAACATCTATTCAAAACCTGAGCAGATAAGCAAGTTTATTGAAATGATTGGAGGCGTTGATAAGCTTAATTCAGAGCAAAAGAAGATGTATAATTCACTTATGGGAATTAATGAAGTAAAACAAGATGAATTTACCGGAAAAGTTAAAAAGGATTTTTCTATTAAATGGGAAAGGGAAATAATTGGCAATGGATGGAAAGACGGAGTGTATAACAATGGAGTTCCTGGAAAATACAGAGAAGTTAAAATTACTTTTGATCGTCCAGATGGGGTTAAACCAAGAGAAATATTTGAAGCTATGAAATCATTGAATCAAGAAAAATTACACCAAGTTTTTGAAATTAGAGAGGATAAGCATTTTGTAGATCATGCGGGAGTGGTTAGGATTTGCACAAGAGGCGGTAATTATCTAGGAACAGTTGGAGAAGATGAGTATAAAGAATATTTAGCGAGTGATGCAAATGTGACAAAAGAAGAAATGAGCGATTCACAATAAACAACCACAATTTTAATACTCAAAATTATGAACCTAACAGAGCAATTTAATCAGCACATGGATCGCACTAAGCCAGCTAAAAAAGAAAAGGTGCAACCCGTACAAGTTAAACAAATAGAGCCACGCGAAAATATGAACGCCTTTCAAGAATCATTATCTAAATGCACATACGGAGGCAATACCGTATGGCTCCCATCTGAAATGCTGGACAACTACAAAGACATTCGCGCAGCCCTGTTAAATGCCGGAGCAACTTATAAGAAAAACTCTTTCATATTCCCTAATGATGCAGAACCATATATTAACCGATTGATGGGAGGCGACAAGGTAAACATCAAAAAAGAGTTTCAATTCTTCGGCACGCCTGACGAACTAGCTGATGAATTAGTATTTCAAGCGCAAATAGAACCTACTCACAGCATACTTGAGCCAAGCGGAGGGCAGGGAGCTATCATAAGGGCAATTGTTCGCGTGTTTCCTAACCTATGGGTGCATACATGCGAATTAATGGAAATTAATCAAGATATTTTAGAGAAAATGCGTAATACACATTTTATTTGCGAAGATTTTTTGAAGATAGACACGGAGCAATTTGAATTTGATAGAATAATTGCTAACCCTCCTTTCTCCAAAAATCAGGACATTGACCACATTTACAAGATGTATGAGTGCCTTAAACCTGGGGGCCGAATTGTAACAATAGCCTCAAAGCATTGGCAACACTCCACCAATAAAAAAGAAATAGCTTTTAAGGCGTGGCTTAAAAAGTTAGGCGCGGACATTGAGGAAGTACCAGCCGGAGCGTTTAAAGAGAGCGGAACGACAATAGCAACTTGCATAATCATTATAAACAAAACTGCCTGAGTAGAGACGGGCAGCTGCACACGGCGGCGGGAGGGTTTATCTGCTAATATTACCTTCTGCCGCCGCCCTTCGGGGACGAATCAAAATAACAACCACTAAAAACGTAACTTATGAAAAAAATAAAAGAAATATTAAATAGAAAACGCCAAGGCGTTGACTGTACAGAGCAAGAAAGTGCTGAAATAAAAATGTTTCTTAAAGAGCATTTAATACAAGTTGGCACTGGTGACGTTCAACTTGTTGAACAAATACAAACATTGTTTCCGCTTGAATATGGAGAAAGCACAGATGAGCTTAATAATATACCCACATTTGCAATAGGAGAAGTATTAGGAACCAAAGCATTTAACAATGGAATAAAACGCGCTCCATATTTAGATGAAAAAATCCATATCTATATTGAGGAAAAACAAGTGGGAGATATGGATACAATTAAGCTACTTAAAGGATGGCTATTTGGATGGGATAATGCAAATATTAACGAATACATAAAACTTTAACACTATGAAAAAAGAAAGTAAACATACAAAGGGAGAATGGAAAATAGACCCTATACAGAAAAATTACATAGTATGCGGAGAAGGGTATAAGAATACTATTTGTAAGATTTCACAAATACGCGGGGTTGAGGAAGCTGAAGCCAACGCCCAGCGCATTGTAACTGCTGTAAACGGTTATGATGAGCTAATGGAAGGAGTTAAAACCGACAAAGCAACACTTGAACATCTTTTATTGTCTGCAAAACGTGGATTTTTGCCACATATTATTGAAATACTTGAGGCTGGCATAGCAGTAAAAGAAAATATTCTCAAACAACACTCGCAACACTAACTCCGGCGGGAATAAACGCTATGGCTGATATGAAGAAATCAAAATGGAATATATTACAAGAAAAGCAAATCAGGGAAGCTAAATTAGCTAAAAAGATTTTTGATTTGTGTGATAAAATAGGAGAAGGAGTGCATGATAAGTTGCATATAATAGATACCTCTGAAGGACACGGACTAGAGGATGAGAAGAAACAATTCAGAGTGTATCATGCTGATGGATTCTGCTTCGACATATCTATGGAGCCAGTCGAAATCGGAGAATACGAATGTAACTATAGCGCAATAGACAATAAAGAATATCAATTTATGGAAGGAATTTATGAGGGTTTTAAAGAATGTAGTTTACAAGAAGCAATCTTTTTAATCAAAAAAATATGAGCTGCCCCATAAACCCCTCCGAATCCTTCCACGTCATAAACGTGTTCGCCAATGGGCTAACGGATGATAGGGGAAGGGTTGCCAGGATCCACATGATAAAGGATCGCATGACGTGTATTACAACTCAGGTAGACAAACACTACATTGATACGGTGGTCCACTTAAAACGTGACTATAGCACTGTAATACACGAAATAGACGGTAAAATAGAAGAAGTAACGTTTTGGATATAATAATAAAAAAAACATGAAAATACATATTGATTATACTAAAAGGGGAGAAAATCATTCTGATTTTAATGCCGATTCAATTATACAAGAAGCTATATTTAGAATTAAAGGAACAAATCAGGAGATTGAAATAAAGACCACAAACGAATGCGTTCTAATAGCCGCACAAGTTGCTCTTAAAAAGAAAGATATTTTAATAAGCGAAATTTATTTTTATTATGAAGGATGCCTGCTTGAGCACAATAAGAATGGAGATTTCAAATACTATCCTGATGGATTTATGGATATTCGTACTAATCTTTTAATGCAACTTATATAATCATGATCATCTTACTACTATCCGACACCCTCACCTACCCGCACGACCTGAAAGCATTCGGTACGCTATTCACTATTGGGGTTGTGATAATATTTATTTGGATAATGTCGGGGGATAATAATAACGACGAAACAAGTGGACGCGGCGCTAGCGGTCATCAGTTACCGAACGAAAATTAAGGCGAAGGGCTAGAAACGATTTAACAAAATAGAAAAATTTTAAACATCTATGAAACACCATACTCGCCTCTTTTACCTCGACTACCTACGCGACAAAGAAAGGGATCTGCTTGCCGTGATAAGCAAAACAGAATGTAAGGGAAAGCTGGCAATGATGGAGAAAATGTTGAATAATTTACTGAAGGAAATATATAAAAAACAATCATAACACATGGGAACTAATTATTATGCAATTCCGAAGGTTTCGGACGAACTAAAAAAGAAAATAATTGATAAAATTAATTTAAATCAACTACAGGAGGCAAAAATGCTTATTCCATCTTCCGTGCATATTGGGAAAGCATCTATGGGTTGGCAGTTTTGCTTTAATCATAACAATTGGGAGCATTTTAATAAATCCCTTGAATCTATAGAAGAATTTTTAAACTCATCTAAAATAGAGGATGAATACGGAAAGCCTGTTTCAGTAGAAGATTTTTGGAAAATGGTAAACGACAGCAAGCACTTGCTAGACAACAAGAAATATTACGAAAGATGGGATGAGTACAATATTAATTTCGTAACAAATAATCCATTAAAAAAACCATCTTATATCCCGGCAAATTTCGGACAAGAAATACATTTTGGCTTATTTTTTTCTGATAGTGTAGAATTTTCATAAATAAATATTAAACATCTAAATCTCACTCACCATGCGCCACATCACAAAAGACTTTCTCCTCAAATCTCCACTAGACAGAGAACATGAAATGTTTGAGAAGATCAAGCTAGCTGACAGTCAAAAGGACATTGATCGAATCAGATTTACTATTTGGCTCGATGATCTTCCAAACAAAACAAGCCTACTAAATCAACTTAAACGAAGGGAAAATTTCCTAAAGGATTAAACTTAAAAACTTTAAACTACTATGAAAATAAAAGAAATAACCTCCCAAAATAGGCGCGATTTTAGAGCGATCATGAAGTGTGAATTTTGCGAACATGAAACATTGAATAATTCCGGGTATGATGACACATATTATCATGGCGTTGTTATTCCGGCAATTATTTGTGAAGAATGCAAAAAGAGCACAAAAAGTGAGGGCGGGGAAATAGGGCCAATTAAAACCAAATACCCTGACAACTTTGTGATTTCTTTACTTTTACTCGTTTTTTCAAGTATTTCGGCTGCGGCTTACTCCAATAACATCCAAATCACCAACCTATCTATTCCAACCCAAAACACATCCTTTCATTACTCTATGGTGCAGTTCGATTTGTCATGGGATGGATCATGGAGAACTTCAACGCTTGAAAGTAATTATGATGGAGCATGGGTATTTGGGAAGTTTAGAAAGCAAGGATCTACAGTATGGAATCACTGTACTTTAGGAACAAGCGGACACCAGTCCGCAACAGGATCCACCATAAATGCTCCCTCAGACGGCAAAGGAGTATTTGTGTACAAGGATGCGGACGCAATAGGGTCCAATACCTTTACCGGCATGAAGCTACGCTGGGAATACGGAACTGATGGCGTTGCTGATGGAGATAAAGTAGAACTATGTATATTCGGCATCGAAATGGTATACATTCCACAGGGATCGTTTTATGTTGGTGACGGCACAGCTACTGGTCCATCAACATACGGGCAATTCGAAACAGCTTACCTTGGTATCCCATACCACATAACTTCAGAGGCTACGCCAGCCACCTTAGGCGGTTCGTCAATGTCGAGTATGGGTAACAATAACGCACAGGGAATGGATCCAGCAGGACTTGATGACTTTAACGACGCAACTGCCAAAGCGCTGCCCGCAGCGTTCCCAAAGGGCTACAATGCGTTTTGGATAATGAAATATGAAGTGAGCCAAGAACAATATGTACAGTTTTTAAACAAATTAACATACACACAACAAGCCAGACGTACCCAGGAGCCGCCAAACTCACCGGCTGGACGTAATGCCTTTCGCCAAACCGATAACACCAATACTTCAGAATATCGCAATGGTATTGATATTAAGACACCTGGGGTTAGTTCTGGCACTCCGGCAGTATACGGATGCAACCTAAACAACAACGGAGTATATGACGAATCAGACGATGGGGCTAATATTGCGTGTAATTTCATGCATTTTACAGATTGTGAAGCTTATTTGGATTGGGCTGGATTAAGACCTATCACTGAATTAGAATACGAAAAGGCTTGCAGAGGCACCGTGTTTCCTGTTGCAGGGGAATATGCCTGGGGAAATACTTCCGTAACTTCTGCAATATCGTCATCCTTAAATAATACACGTACAGAATTAGAAATTTCATCAAATTCGGCATCTAATTGCGCTTATTCGGCTTCACTAATTACTACACTTGGTCCAATACGAACAGGATCATTTTCTCAGGCAGCAACTAACAGGGCTCAATCAGGAGGTTCTTATTACGGAGTAATGGATATGAGCGGGAATACTCGCGAAATGATTATAACATTAGGAAATGCAACAGGCAGGGCGTTTACTGGAACAAGCGGGGATGGTGTTTTGGCAGCTAGTGGAGAAGCGGCGGTAACGGGATGGCCTTCTGGATTCCAGGCTGATGCTTCAAACGCGGTAGGTGCGGGGTATCGCGGGGGAGATTGGGGAGAAACCGATTTGTTAAGGCTAAGAGTATCGGAGCGTAACGCGGCCACTTATCCGTATAAATGGAGAGATCCACAATATGGGTTTAGAGGAGGAAGAACAGCTAATTAAATATAAAAAACAATATCAACATGAAAAATATAATTTATACCATATTACTTGCATCCACTTTAACGCAAGCTCAAAACAATAACATATTCACTTCATCAGCAAAAGCTGACGGCTTTGCCTGGGTAACTACAGGACCGATAGAGGTGCCGCTGCCTGTGGAATATTTAAGCTTTAATGTTTATGTTAGACACATATATGTTATCCTTGACTGGACAACAGCAACAGAAATGAATAACAGTCATTTTGTTGTTGAGCGATCGGTAAATGGATATTCTTTTGAAGAGTTAACTACAGTTGAAGGATCTGGGAATAGTTCTGTACCTATCGACTACACGGCAACAGATGAGAATCCACTTAGCAGGCGAATGTTTTACAGGTTAAAACAAGTGGACTATAACGGGCAGTACACATACTCTCCTATAAAGGTTATATACATAACGGAAGGATCGCGATTACTTGATGACAATAATCACTATAATACAATTGGACAGCAAATAAAATAAATCTACCTCATCCCAACCTGATTACACGGACTCTCCGGCTTGAGATGAAAGTCCATATTATCCGGATCAACAAAAAGCGGATCTGCTTCTATGTTGCCACCACCATATGTTAGCAATTCCTTAGGCTCTGCTAATCCACCTTGAATGTTGAAAAAACAGCAATTTTTAAAGGCGCGGGCGTTTATTGTGGGCCCATATTTTGACGCAAACAAATACCCACCGGTCATATTTGGCAAACATCCGTAATAAATATTGTTTGTATAATGCATCTGTGTGGATGGACGTGCAGCAGTGCAGAAATTTATATAGCGCGTTTTGTAGAAAGTACAATTTGATATTGTGTTGTAGCCAGCATCTGACACTATGCTATAATCAGAATAATTCACTCCAATATAACAGTTGTATATCAAACAGTTGGTGAATAGATTGTTATTTCCTGGGTGACCAGGAGGATTAATACCCGTATCTCCGTCTTCTACTGTGTCCTCAAATTCTATCCCGGAAGCGCAGTTTTTAGCCGCGCATCCAGTAAAAGTATTATCACTAGCCCCATCTCTCGAAACCATCCCCACCCCTTCCCCTCCGGGCGATCCGGCTAATCCTGTGTGCGTACCAGTTGCTGTGCAATTTTTGAATGTATTGAATCGTGAACCCCGATGGCGAACGTAAAATGATTCACCCATATTATGTGCTTCGCAATTAGTAAACTTGTTGTACTGCGGATTAATGGCTGGATAAATATTAGATAGTCCCTTGTCTATTACTTGCTCTGCGTTACTTTTAGCTCCAATTCCATGCCCTGCATGTGATAGACCTTGCAATCTATCTGCTGTGCAATTTGAAAGATTGTTAAAGTTTCCACATACTATGATGTAGTAGTCTGTGGACGCGTAGGAAGTTGTAACATCATTGCAATAAACTTTGCAGTTTGTGAAAGTATTTGAATCCCCGTTTATGCTAATACCCTCAGCCGCGGCATTTACTACCAGGCAGTTTGTAAAAATATTGCTGTTTGAAAACTTAGTACTCATGCTTCCTAATGTGATGCCTAACCCAGAATACGATGAATTAACATCTCCGCAATTCATAACCTCTACATTGTTTACATTAAGATTCCCCTTTGCCCTTCCCGGGGCTCCACACATCATTCCGATAGCGTAGTTTTTTATCTGGAAGTTTTTTAGTGTGATGTATTCCTGATTTTCTATGTTAAACCCTATTCCTTTTGCTCTATTGCCGCCGTCATAAGTAGGCATGTTTTCAGACAATATATCAGCATAAGGGTCCGTTTTGAGTGTATTGATAGGAACTTTGTCGCCAGGCGTAACTTTGTATCCTATGAATGAAATTGGTTTACCAACAATTCCGCTCTTGCTAAACACTACATTCTCGCTTCCATATAGCCCGGCTTTTACCCACACAGTATCGCCAGGACTTGTTAAAGTGGACGCATATGTAACGGTTTTATATTGCGCAGATGCTGTATTGTCAGACCCGGCAGGCGACACAAAAAGAATCTTAGCGTTGAGGGTAAGGGAGGCGAATGCGATAAAACAAAAGATAAATGATTTGCTCATAGGTGGTGGTTTTGGGAGCAAATGTAGTAAAATACCTAAAAGAGAATGCAGTTAATAGAATCCCTCGATCTCTTTTTTGATAATTTCAGGCGCAGTATCCATATCGGCCGATATGATGTCGAGGACAGAATTAAACACTTTTTCAAAAACTTCTTCTGACATCTTATCGAAAGCAAGAGATTGAGGAAAATAGTGAACCTGGCCGTCTTTGCCTTCTACTTCGTCATAGCAGCCAGCCCGGATCGTTAGGACTTTACGATAGACTTCTGAGCTCTTATATTTCTCCTGTGAAGAAAAGCCAACATTTACTAAAGCGAAAAATTTCTTTAGGAACCTGTAATTACGTGCTTTCTCTGCTTTCACTACACTGCCAGGAGGAATAGAATTTGCAGCTTCAAAGTCGCTGGCGTCAAGCGGACTGAAAGTACCGTTTTTGGATTTTATTAAGTAGATGCTCATCTATATTTTTAATTTTTTACTTTTCCTACAATATAAAGCATCTATTGAATTTTCCTTACAATACTTTTCCAGTCGTCTTCTTTCAATAGCTTTCTTAATCATCTGTCTTGCCTTTTCGGTAGATGGTACACTTTCATCTTCAAAAGCTTCACCCCAAACTATATCTACTAAATGAAAAAGTAGTTTTCTATCTATTGCTTTCATTTTGTATAAATTCCCTTAATTGTTACATAGCCCTTTGGCAATGGCAATAACTTTCTCTGTTTTTTAGGTAAGTCCATTATTTTATGCCATAATATATCTTGTTTGTTCGTCAAATCATCCAATGCTTCGATGATTAATTTAGCGCTATTAATTTTTATCTTTTTCATTTTTTATATGTCTTTAATTCTTCTATTTGTTCTTTAATAGCTGAAATTTCATCCTCTTTTTTACCAAGTTCTTCATGTAAATTATTTATTTCATTATTTAATTCATCAAATAAATAATCAACATCTCTTAAAACATTTGCGCATTTTTTTAATAAAGCTGAACTCATGATTTTATGATTTTAATTTGTGGGATAAGATTCTCGTTTTGTTACTACAGACTGGCAGTTTGTAATTATAATGTCACTCCAAAATGGACCCATAGGTAAGTTAGGTTGAATTTTAAAATAATCTCCACCCATCCACTTTCGCATGAATTTGAATTGCATAGCTTCATGTTTAAAGTGTTTTATAATAAACTTTTTCATTTCCTCTTTGTTTTTCATTTCTTCTTTGAGCATTTAGGGCAATAGCATTTTGATCGTGGAACACGCCAGCCTTCTTCGTAAAAGTAAGCACATGCTTCTTCGGCATCAAACGCCTGTATGGTTTCCTTAAAAGAACACACTTGGCACTCTATCTCATGGACAGAAACGATATGATCCCATAGTTGGAAGTCGGGGTTTTCGCTACTCATTATTTAATTCTTGGCATCCATTTTGAAAGGACAAAATCTAAATTAGCTTTCAACATTTTATCAGTTGAGATTTGCATTGCATAATTAAGAATATACAACGCTTTAATGTCTTTATCTTTAATAGGCTTCCCGCCAGTTTTTATATTTATCCTCATTTTTATATAGATTTGATTTGAATAATTGCTTTTTGATCCTTCCTCCTACTCTTCTCCTGCACAGGCTTGGTCATGGAAAGATGTGCCGGGGAGTCACCAAGCAATACGCCCATATCCACAAAGCAATCACCTATTATCTTAAAGCGGGCATGTAGACCGTCTTCATCTGCTAGTATAGAATGATAGAATTTAAGCGATATTTCAACTTTTGACTTAAATTTTGGAATATTTAACGCCATTAGTCGAATCATCATGTTTTTCTTGCGTTTTATCCTATTCCAGTAAGGCTCCCTAATAAGCCCATTCTTCCCATTAAGCCCAGGTATAAGCCCCGCAAGCGTTATCTTGACCATTCCCTCGCTTTTTTCAATTGAATCGATTGTAGGTGGCTCAGAAAGCGAACTGCGACCTTTTTTGACGCAAGTGGACGCCAGTACGCTGTTGAGCTTCAAAGTAGCTTTACGGCCATAACGGGCCTGATATTCGGCGGCGGACATGGTTTCGGTCATACAATATTTATTTTTGCTATACTTTTATTATATTTTTTCCAAGACTTCACACTTACATATACAAATTCCAGCGCCTTTGCTTTTAATTTACTTGGAACAAATATATACTGATCTGTTAACATAAAAAAAGCATAAACTAGCTCTCTTTC